CGTAGCCGGCACCGCGCGGTGCGCCCATCGCGTCGAGACCGCGCTGCGACGTGCCAGTCACGAGCTGGTTGCCAGTCCTGCCGAGGAGCTGGGCGATGTCCGCACCGGCGTCGAACGTGGGGCGGTAGTCGCCGCGCAGCGCAGGCCCACGCAGCTCTTGCGGCAGCATGTCTCCCAGCCGCTGGGCAGCGCCGAGGGCGAAGCGGCTGCCCGTGTCAGCCATCTCCGGCAGCGAGCGCACGCCCTCCACAATGCGGCGGCCCACCACGGGCGCGTCGCTGGCGATGTTGCGGCCGTACTGCGCAAGCAGCTCCGCGAGGGTCGGCTCCTTCTTGCGCGGCTTGACGGCCATCAGCGGTACTTGCTCGCAAGGTTCATCAGACCGCCACGATACATGCCCACCGGCGCATCGACAGGCGTGCCGTCGCGGCGAACACGAACGCCGTCGGGCCGGAGGTACGTATCGGTGGCGAGGTCGTAAGTGGCCCCCTTCGGCTGCTCTATGGTCGTCGTGGCGTAGTCCTCGGGGGTCTGTTCCATCGGATTGAACTGCTGCCCAATCGCGGAACCAAGGTGGCTCACCGGCACCGCATACTTCTCCATCAGCGAGCCTAGCGCCTCGATTGGTTTGGGACGTTGCCCCGCGAACAGCTTCGGCAGTACGTCACGCACGCCGGGGGCGTTGATCAAGCCCATCGCCGCGTTCGGTATGAGGGTCGTGGGCGAAAGAAACGCGCCGCCACCCGTTACGGTCAAACCGGCGGCGAGACGCTCCGACGAACCGGAGCTGGGAAAGGCATTGCCGAGGATGTTTTGTCCGGCCTCGGCGAGGCGCTGGCCCTCAACGTCGCCCTCAACGAAGCCGCGAGACCGAGCGCGCGTGTCGCCGGCCCGCTGGCGGTTCAAAATCTGCGCTGGGGAAAACTCGCCCGGCTTGGTGCCAGCCATGCGCGCGGCTTCTTGTGCCTGCGCGAGTATCGCGAAGCCCCGGTCGGTCTGGTTCATCATGTCAACCACCTCGGGCGGCGAATGCCGACGAGCTGCGGCGTCAAGGACATCTTGCATGTCGGCCACGCCGTCTGCCAGCTCTTGGTCGCCCCTCTTGGCAAACGAGCTCCTGCGCGTCTTCAGGAGGCTGGACAGTGATTTATAGTCGTCGCCGCCAATCGGGTTGGCGGTACGCCGCGCCAGTTGATCGTCGAGGAGCTTGTTCAAACGGCTTGCGTTGTCAGGCGAAAACGTGACGCCGTCGTTGATTTTCGCCTTCAGGTTGGCGATATCATCCAGCAGTTCTTGATCCGGGACAACCGCCATCTGTGCGCGAAGAGTGTCGTACTGCTTGTCAAAAGCGGCTCCCGCAGCCTTCATCCGCTCGTGCGGTTTCATGCCGTCTGGCAGCTTGAAGTTGATGTATTCGCCGGCCTTATTTAAGTAAGCCGTGCCAAAGTCGTTGAACGCACGCCTGCGGGCAGCGATACTAACATCGCCGCCGCCGATAAGCAGGCGAGATGCGGCTTCCTCCACCTGATCCGCACGACCGCCAAGCGTCTGCATTGGAGATAGGCGCACGCCGGCCTCACGCAGGATCTTGATGTCCTCGTCCGTATTTGGCTTGAGAACTCGTTTCACGACGGACGGGGCCGCAGACCCCATACCGGAAAAGATAGCGTTGGTGGCGGCCCCGGAAAGGCGCTCGCCTTCCGGTGCACCCGTAGCACCAGTGACGGCGCTGTAAATAAGATCAGCCAGCGGCTCGGCCTTGGCGGCGGACATGCCCACGGCCCGGAGGCCCAAGCCGCCCAAGCCGGCCATGGCTGCGCTGCCGAGGACGTCACCCGTGCCCGTCGCCCATGGCGACGCCTCACGGACGCCCTCGACGGTCCTGCCGATGTCCTCGTCGAGCATGGCGGGGATGCCCAGCGTCGTCGCGTTGACGACGCCGGTGGCCACGCCGCCGGGCGTCGAGAGCAGGCTCTCGTTGACGCCGCGCTCCACGGGCGTCAACGGACGCTCTAGCGGAGCCGCGCCGCCGAAACGGGCGCCGCTCTTTACGGCGTCGACTACCCTTTTGGCTTCTTCAGCAGATGCCCGACCGGGCATGTTGTACGTCTTCGCGGTGCTGTTGAAGAACGTCTGAAACTCCGTCGGGTCGAGGTCTTTCCCCTTGGTGTTGACGAAATCAATCAACGCCGCCTGAAACTCTTTCGGCACGGCAACAGTCGTGGTCTCGGCTCCGGCACCTGCGGTGCGTTCCGTTTTTTGCGGGGGTGTTTCGCTTTTTACCGGGGCAACCATGCCGATGGGCGTGAACCCCTGCTCAAGCAAAACCTTGTCCGCGTTAGGGCCGGCGGGTCCGGCTTCATTCCGCATGTTTGCGATGGCCAGAATGCGCTGCTGCCGTTTTTCCGCAATCTCTTCCGGGCTTGCATCGGCACTCGGGTAATAGATGCTATATTGATTTGAGAGTTCGAACGGCGCGATGACGGCGCCGCTCTCCTTGCGGAGCGACGCCATGAGAAAGTTTTTGATGAAATCACGGTTTCTCGTGCGCTCGCTCGTTGCCGCTTTCGCCGTCAAGCCCGGAGCAATTTCATACGCCGTTCTGCCAATGAGACTGTCTGGATCTTGCTTCAGCTTGTCCATGGATTGTTCGGACGAAAGCATGCGGGAGTAAAAGGAGGATGCCCTGCCCTGCCCTTCGCTTAGGGTGACGCCGGAGTTTTTGAGGGCTTCAAGCTCAATGCGCGCTTTCTCAAGGTCAAGCGCCGCCTTTTCTGCCTTGGACCGAGCCTCACGGATTTGATCCGCCGACGTGGCTGTTGCAACAGCGGCGTCAGCGCCCTTTTTTGCGGCATCAGCAGTGCGCGTAGCGACAGCGACGCCCGCCTCCGCGTCCTCGATCACCTTCTTTGAAACGGGAACTGGTTTGTCGGGGTAGCCCGCAAGAAACGATTGAACCATGTTTTGTCTCCGCCTTACGATGCAGGCTTGTATTTAGGCTTGGTCGGATCGCCACCAGCCACAATCATGCGCGAATTTATAGGCAAGAAATTAACCTGCCGGGGGTCCGTGAGGACGTAGTTTCCAAATTCATCCTGCTGCGGAAACTCCGGCGCGCCCCCCGTTCCGGGCCGCTGCTGGTAGCCGGGGCCGCCGGGGATAGGGTCATACTTCGGCGCGTTGCTCTTGCCTGCGGCGGCCATCAACCGCGCAACCGACAGTCGCGTGGTCACGTCCTGATTGGCGAGGCCCTGCGCACCCCTCAATTGCGCCAACTGCATCGCGTTCAGCGCCTCCGTGCGGCCCTCTTCACCAACACGTGTCGCCTTGGCCTGCTGTTGCAGGACGGGCATGACGTTGTTCAAGACGCCGCTGAAGCCGCGCACGGTGGTCGGCCGGGCCAGCGCCGCGCTGAGTTCGAACAACTGCTCGCTGGTCGAGGGGCCGACGCGGCGCTTCCGGGTCTCCTCCGCCACGCGGTCATAGAACGCACGTTGCTCGCGTGCCAGCCGCTGGCTCTCGGACATCGAGGCCCGCAGACCTGCAAGTTCGCTCGCGGGCAACGAGCCTTCAAGGCCGGCAAACATGCCAAGGGCGCCAGTCTCGGCGTCGTCGGTGCCCGTGAAATCTTCGTCCACTGTATTCTCCACTCACGTCGGAGGCGTACTCCGTAATAGCATTTTCCGCCGGGGTGCGGAAGGGTTACGGCCCGATGAGCTTTGACAGCACGCCACCCTTTTCCAGCGCGCCGCCGAGGCCCGCCAGCACGCTGCCGATCTGCGCGGCCGTGCTGGCCGGATACTGCTGCTGCACACCGGACGGCGAGATGCCCTGCTCCTGCGTGGCCGACGGGATGCCCGTCGCGACGCCCTTGAACGTGGCGAGCATCTTGTCGATCTGCTCCTGCGGGTAGCCTTCTTGGCGCAGGAAGTCCTGATACGCCACGTCGAGGCTCTTCTGGCCCTGCTGCTGCTGCTGTGCGCCCACGGAACCCAGCGCGCCTGCGCCGGTGAGGCCGAGGCCCTGCGCCTGCCCGGCGAGGCCCGACAGCGCGCCAGAGGCGGCCAGTTGCTGCCCCTGCTGCACGTTCGCGAGGTTGCCGGCCGTGCCGGCCAACTGACCCATGCGCGACAGGTCGGTGCCGGCCAGTCCTGCGGCCTGCGTGTAGCCGCTCTGGAGGGCCTCCGTCTGCCGTCCGAGGATGTCGGCGCTGGTGTCGCGCACGGCGCGTGCCGTGTCCGTCATCATGCCCGAGGGCGTGCTTGCGCCGCCACGGCCGCCGTAGCCGAGCTGACCGGCTTGGATGTAGCGGCCCTCGATCTGGGGCATGATGTTCTCGGTCAGGTTGCGCGTGCCGAGTTCGCCGATGCGGCTGACGACGGCGTCCGTGTACGGGTTCATGTACTGGCCGATGTTCGACACGGAGGACTGCCCCGCAGCGCCGAGGAAGGGCTGCGCGACTTCCAGTGCACCCGGCGCGGCTGCCGCGCCCTGCGCGGCCGTCGTGGCCTGCCCGAGGAGGGGCTGGTAGGCGTCGGCGGCGGTGCCGGTCTTCTGGAACGCCTCAAGCTGCGCCGGGGTGAAGCCGGCCACGCGCGGCATTGGCGCAGTCGTGAACGGCCGATTGGAGAGGGCCTTCTGCCCAGCCAAGATATCCTGCGCGTAGTTCGTGTAGAAGTCCGGCAGGACCGTCTGCTTCGTCATGTCCGTGAGGGCAGAACCCTGCGGAATGGCTGCGCCCTCGGTGAGGAAAGAGCTTACACTGGCCACTAGATACGTCCTCCGGTGAGATATGCTTCGGGCTTCTTGGCGTCGGAGCTGAAGCGCCCCTGTGACAGACGCTGCCCCTTGTGTTTGCGGATCTTGACGCGCAGGTCGTCGAGCTTCTGCGCGCCGGCCTTGCTCGACCCGTCGCCCAGCAGGGCCACGGTCTCGGCGTCGATGACGTACTCGCCGTCCGACAGCACGGCCGGGATGTCGTCACTGCGGCCCGTGCCGGGGCCGTTGACGGCGAAGGACGAGCGCGACGGACGGCCACCGCGCTTCGCCTCGAGCGAGCCGCCGTGGGCCATGCCAGTTGGCGGCTGGGGCACGTAGTTGAAGAAACTCTTCTCCGGGCGCTGGCCGTACGTCAGCCAGTCCTCGTCAGTTACCGGACGCGCGGCGAGGTTCGACGCGGTGCCGACGCCGCCGGGGATGTTCACGTCTGCGCCAGTAGGCAGCTTCGCCGAGAAGATCGGGTTGAGGCGACCCAGCCCGCCGGGCACGATGCCGGCCGCCGTGCCTTCGGGGCCACCACCGCCGCCGAGCAAGCCGATGGCGGACGAGGCGAGGCCCGCGAGACGCAGGTAGTCGGAGACGCCAAGTTTTTTTGGCGTATCTGCGGCAGTGCCGGGAGCGTTCAGCGCCTCTTGGCCCGTAAGGCCACCAAGCGCCGTCAGCGGAAGCGCCTCAAGCCCGGTGAGCGGTTTTTTGTTAGCCGTGACGACAATTTCGTTGGGATCGACGGCGGGCGTCTCGAGCGGCGCAAACGGCGTGATCGGGATAGGCGGCGCGATAGCAAAATCCGAAAACTTGCTGGCCGTAGGATTAAGCTCGGGCTGCTCTCTTGCGCCCGGATCAGTAGCCTGTTGGGCAACCGCAGGCTCGACGGTGAGGGGCGGCGGGTTAAACGCGGACAGCGTTGGCTCCACCAGTGAGCTGCCCGCGTTGATCAGGCCGCTGCCGATAGAAGACGCGGGATCAGTAAGCACGTTTGCACGAACTGTAATCGGCTGCTCATCACCTGCCCGCTGCTTGGCAGCCTCTTCGGCAGCAATCTGATCTGCCGCCAACTTCAACCCCAAGTTGCCGACGCCGCTCAACCCTGCCGCGAGCGACGGAAACGCATTCGAAGACGGTACACTGCCGGGAACCGTGATCAGCGGCGAGTCACCGGGCAAAGCGGCAAACGACGGTGGCGGCTCTTGAGCGGCAAGCGGTGTCTGCGTAGTCGCCGGCTGCGAGGGCAGCAGCGACTGGCCGAGGTTGGACAGTCCAGCCTGCACCACGGACGGGGCAACTTGCGAGAGAAGGCTGGGCGCGGCGTTCTTCAACGCGCTGACCAAGATTTCACCGGGTATCGCTTGGCTAAGGGCGCCTCCAGCCCCTTGGGCAATGGCACCGCCAACACCTTGGGCAGCAGCTTCAGCGGCGGCGTTTTTTGCCGCTGTTCCGAATGGCTCAAGGCCCAGCGGGTTACTCGGGCCGGTGAAGCCTTTAAGCGCGCCAGCAGTCGCCCCCGAGATAGCCGCCGCGATGAGCGCATCTTTTGGGGTGTAACCCGATGTCAACTTAGTGACCCCGGTGGTCCCCGCAGCGGCAGCCGCAGCCGCAAGCGGGCCGGCGATAGGCGCAGCAAGAAGCCCCAGCGCGAGGGGGATGCCGTAATTGGCTATCGCCCCGGCCAACCCAGTGGGGCGCGGGTCATCCTTGCCAAAAAGCTCTTGGCCGGGGGTGAAACCGCCCTGCTCGTTGGCCGGAAACAACTGAAAGCCATACGGCAGCTTGCCGGACAGATCGACAAGGCCAGCCATCTCTTCGGGAGTGGTGGCGCTGCCGAGAACCTTTTCGCCGCGTCCGTCCGTCATGATGTACTTCTGGCCCGGCTGGAACACCACCGGAGCGGCATTCCGGTATTCCATTTCCCCCAATGCGTTTGGCGCGCCGACTTGGCCCGTGTCAAAACGGAACACCTGCCCGGTGCTGGCTGCTGGGTTCGTCGGATCGAAGCGGGCGCTGAAATCAGGCAGACCAAAGACGCCGGAGCTGCCCATTGGGCCGCCGCCCTGCGACGTGTCTGTCGAGGCTACCTCTACGCCTTTCGCTGCCTGCTGGGCGATGTAGCTGTTGAGGGCATCACTGTTTTGTGTGGAGAGAGCGTTTGCCTTTTGCTGCTGTTCCGTAAAAGCCTGCGCCGCGCGCTGGATCTCTTCTAGGTTGTACGCCGGCGGCGCTGTGTACGGGTCGACGGCAAAGGGCGGCGCTTCGTACGCAGGCGGCGGCGCAACGGCAAAAGACGGCAAACCTGCGCCGCCGTAACCGCCGCTGTACTCGTCAGCGTCAAACATGTCGCCGCCGTACATGTCGCCGCCGTACATGAAGTCGTCGAAGCGCATCAGCCCTGTCCCTGCAACATCGGGTATACGCGCATAGCCCACTCCCGCCAGTCAGTGAAACCAAAGGGGTCCGGCACGGTGCGCTGCGTAAACGGTGACGCGCGTACAAACCCTGCAGCCCACGACTGCCACTCAGTCTCGTCGGTGAGTTTACCGAAAGACCAAGCGTCGCCGACCGACAGCACTACACTATCCGCGTAGTCCCGTAAAGTCATGCCGTGCGGGTCGATCATCCGATTGTCGTGCCGTCGCCCGGCTGGACGTGCGCGAGGATGAGGCCAGCTTGGTAGTCACCGCCGACGCAGTTACTGGTGAAGCGGAAGCGCAGCTCGCGCCGCTGCTCCTTGAAATAGACGACTTGCTCCTGCGGCGTCTGCGGCGTCTCCGGGAACACCTTCGCCGGGCCATTGACCTCCGGCGCGCGGGCATTGGCGCGGCCCCGAACCTCGACCGTCATGTCGCCGGACTGCACGAAGTCAGGCTCGAGCATCAACACCTGTACCGCCTTGTTCGTCTGGCTCGTGACGGGAAGTGAGATGTCGGCCGTCTCGAAGAAGGACAAAATCGGGTTGACGGACAGCCCGTCAATCTCGTCCGTGCCGACCTCGTGAACCCAAAACTTGTACGGGTTGTTGTACGTGACCGTGAACGTCGCGGCGGAGCCAGCGCCGCCGGTGACGGCAGCCGGGTTCGTGGGGGTCAACGAGTACGAGCCTGCGTTCGATATGCTGGCCGTCAGGATGGCACCGGGACCACTGACGGTGCCAACGGTGATCTCGACAGGGATCAGGTACTGTCCGCCGACCAACGTCAGCACGTTTCCGGCAGCGTATCCTGTGCCGCCAGCGGTAACCGCAATGGTGGTAGCCTGCGCGTCCTGCGGGGCAATGCCGGTCATAAGCGGCTTGGGGAATACAGCAGGGAAGAGGCCTGCACCGCGACCGCCATTCGGCAGCGGCGTGTCGTACCACGTGTTCTCACGAATGTTGTAGATGATGGCGTGGTTCGGCTCGATGCTGTCGCCCTTGGGAAAGCACCACCAGATCTCACCGTAACGCGGGACCTTCATCGCGAACACCTTCTGGCGCATCGCGTAGTTCAGGTTGTCGAAGAAGAAGTTGAGGTTCAGCGTGTTCGGCACCTCGCGCACGACGCCGTTGAACGACAGAAATCGGTCAGTGCCGAGCCAGTAGAAGATGCCGTCGTACTCGATCACGGACTGCGCCGAGAGGATCGACGACTGCGCGCTGATGGTGTCAAACTGAAACGTAGGGGTGCCGCCGATGTAGGACATGCGGATTATGCTGTCCGCCGACCACAGCAGGCCCGAGGGCGAGTTGCCCGGGCCACCACGCAGCGGCATGCCGCGCACGATCTTTTGCCCCGTGACGTAGGCGTTGCCTGCGCCTGCGCCAGCGTAGTCCGTAGGATCGCCCGGCACGGACCACATGACGAAGCCGTCGTTACCGAAGGCGACGGTGTACGGGTGCAGGGAGACGATGCCTCCGGTGGCGCTGTACACCGCCGGCAGGCTCGTCACCTCAACGAGGGCCGCCGTGCCGAACTCGTCGCCGGTAAAGAGCTGGCCGCCGGTGCTGTTGCAGATGCAGTCGAGGTTCGGTGCCACTTGCGCCACCAGTTGCAGGCCGCCGCCGAGGGCCGTGTCCACATCGAACTGCCACATGTTGCCGGCATTCGCGACGAGTGTCGTCGGCGTGCGGTCGGAGATGACGGACGTGTTGAAACTGGCGTCGAGATAGAAACGCTCCAGCAGGTTGGCCGATCCGCCGTGAATGTACGTCAGGCTGTCCTGCGTGTACTCGTGCAGCGTCCGCACCAGTCCGCGCAGGAACTTGTTGATCGAGCGATAGCCGCCGATCTTGCGCGGCAGGGCGCGCTGGAAGCGCACCCACTGCCCGTCGACGTACTGGTCGCCCTCAAACTTCGTGCCGTCCCGCTTGATGCCGGGCAGCGACTTTATCTGGATAATGTTCTCGGCCACCTAAAATGTGCCGCCGTTGACGGTGCCGGAAGGCGCGACACCGAGCACCGTCCACACAGCGGACGCTACGGTCGCTGTGACAATGGGGTCGGCGAACGACGTGATGCCGAGACTGAGGCGCGCGGCCGACGCCGTCGTCGCGCCTGTGCCGCCGTCCGACACGGTGACCGGCAGCGTGAGCGACGTCGGATCGGAGGCAAGAATTATGTTGCTCCCGTCGCAGTAGTAGATGCCCTTGGCGCCCTGATTGATTTGCTTCGGCGTCCCGCCGCTGGTTCCCACGTAAAAGGAGAACGCGCCCGTCGTGTCGTTGGTGATCCAATACTGCTGGACCGTGGCAGGAACAATGATCGTGCAGTTACTCGTTAGCGTGCCGACAAAATTATACGCGATACGGTTGAGTTGCGAACCGGAAAGCGTGACGGTGCCGCCAGTGACGGAGATCGACGTGTAGTCGAAGGCGAACACCGCATCCTGCCCGAGGCCTATCGTGTACCAACTCGTGCCGTCGGTGATGATGCTGGCGCTGTCACCGGGTCGGAGCACCAGTGTGGCGGCGCTGTTGATCGTCTCCGTACCGGCCGGGTCAATCGTCAAGTCCCCGCCGCCCTCGTTGCGAACAAAGACAAAGAAGTTGTTGCCGGCGGATACGGCCGTCAGAAGGCTCAACGTGCCGGTGCCGGTGCCGGTCCACACGAACGCCCCTGCTCGATTTGAAGTGGCGGCGGTGGTGCTGGTAGAGAACGTGGTGACGGGCAGCGACTGCGACAGCGTCGAGCCGGTGACCGTGAGGCCAAAGCCGGCCAACGCCGACGGCTGCACCGTTGCGGTCGACGCGCCGTAGCGGAATACGCGCCACGTGCCGGCAGAGGTCGTGGTGGCGGCCAGATAGACTTGCCACTGCTCACCGAAGGCCACGGTGGCCAGCGTGTTGCCGTCAAAATCCTTGACGTAAAAGCTGTACGCGCCGTCGATATTGTTGAACAGGATCGTCTGGCCGGCTCCGGTCAATGTAGCGTCGGGCAACACAATGCTGAAGCCGGAGGCCGTTGGATCGACGTCAATGATACGCGCGGCAGGATCTTCTGTTCCCGAACTTTCGAGGGGCCACTCAAGCGGCGTGTCGGCGGTGAGGGCAATCGACAGATACGATACGTCCGAGGGATATATCGTGTTGCCGCCGAAGACATTAGTATAGGTCATGCTTCTTTCCTCACGGCTGCGCGGTCGAAGATCTTCGCCAAATCTTCGCCGTTGAGCATCGCGGCAGCGCGGTCGTAGAACTGCTGCCACGTGCCGATGCGCTCGTCATTCTTCAGGAACGGCGTGGCCTCAAGCAGGGTGCCGTACAGGATAAGCTGCGGCGCGTACTCCGTCAGCCAGTTTGTCTGAATGGTGTCGTCAAGCAGCGGCGGCAACTCGTAGTACATGATCTCGATGGGGTTTGCCTCGGCGGGTGTCGGCGACAGCAGCCAGTTGTTGTAGTTGTAGTCGGCGTAGAAACGCGGCGTCTCCGTCTGGCTCTCGTCGGGCCAGTACGCGCGGCAATACTCATAGTCGCGGCCGAACAGCATGGTGCGGTTGACCAGCGACGTGCCCGTGCCGATGTTGATCGAGATCGTGTCACGCCAGCGGTCCGGCTTGGCGTAGACGGACTGGCCGACTATCAGCGTGTCGGACACGACGGCGATGAAACCCTGCACCTTCAACTCGCGGGCAATACGGCGCTCGGCGAGGTTGATCAGCCGAGGGATTTGCTCAAAGACAACCGGATCTGAGGCATAGGTCGCGCCGCGCTCAAGATAGCGCTGTACGTCCTGCTTCAGGGTATCGAAGGTCATCGTCGTGGCCATGGCGCACCTTATATCACTTTTGAGGCAGTTTACCAGTCTACGTCTGCGTCGGACAGTCCTTCTCACACAGGCAGACCCACTGGCTGTTGTGTCTCTCGATTGCCGCTACCGTCTCCGCCGTGTCCTTGGCGGTGTCGTAGCCGAGGGGCCGCGCAATTGCGCAGTAGCTATTTACGGGCGCGGTCGAAACGGTTGCGCAGCCGCTCAGTGCGGATAGGGTCAGGCACAGCGACAGCCGCCTCGCCCACGTCGATTTGCCGCTGTATGTCATCCGCCGCCTCCTTGGCTGCCTCCTGCCGTCCCTGCTTCTTCCACTGCTCCCTGTCGAGGAGGGCGCAGAGCCTCTCAACAAGAGCCAGCAGAGACGACAGGAGCCGTATCACTTGGCGCGTTCTGCCAGCAGGACGGCGGCCAGCCCGGCGACGCCGGCGATGGCAGTCGAGATGGCGCTGTACAGCTCGCCGGAGACGCCGAGCGCCAGTGCGATGACCGACAGGCCGGCGTAGGTCGACGGCTCTTTCAGGCGCGTCAGAATGAAGTTCACGGTGGACATATGAGCCTCCTATTGCTCGTTGGTGGAAACGGTGCCGATCTTCAGCTGCACGGGCTTGCCCAGCACAGGCTCACCCCTCGGCCAGCGCGACGCGAGCAGGCGCGTCTTGCCTAGCTTCATGACGCTGACCTCGTTGTTCTGGTTGCCGCCAAGGACGAAATAGTGGCCGGCATCCTCGCCGGCGTAGAAGCCGACGTGGCCGCCGCCTTCCC